AAATAGTTTAAAAGAGGGCCTTCGACAGTTTCCTCCAAATTTTTAATAACAATATTCATTGAAAAAAAAAGTACCACGACAATAGAAATCATGATTGTCACTTTAATAGTTTCCAAAAAACCTATTCGCGGATTAGTATTTAAAAAATTGTTACAATTTTCTTTCTCTTGAGGCGAATTTGTCTTTCTTTGATATATAACTCCTCCAATATAATATCCCAAAATTACAAAACCAATAAGTAATCCAAAATCTATCGAAGGACTTGGTATTTGTACGAAACTTAACATGAAAATTCCTATGATTAAAAAGATGATACAAGTCGTTTCCCTTGTTTTCCATAATTCGGTGTTTATAGAACAAACCTTTGTATTGCTATGTGAATTAAAAATAGAAGTCACCGACTTAAAGAAAAAATAACACATTATGGCCAACCCCAATAATATTCCCATATTGAAGATATGGGATAGATTACCATCGAATGAATTAATTAAAAAATACATCCCAATAAATACCGCGCCTAATAATCCAATGACCAATATAGAACTTGCGGTAAACAAAACCGGAGTTGTCTCACTATTGAACTTAGCCTGGAATGTACCAATCGCCTTTTTTACATAAAAAGATATAAACCAAATAAACAATAAAAATAGTAAAAAAACTATACCATATTTTATGGGATTTGAGTAATTACCGGCAAAAATTAAATTCACTGTATGTTTATTGTTAAACAACAATGATAATGAAAAAAGAATGATTAGACCAAAAATAAATCCTATGACATAAATATATCCCATGGAAGATTGTAAAAAATTTTCGGGATTGATTTTAAATAGAATAGTAAATGTGAAAAAAAATAAAATAAATAGAAATATGTAATTTGTATTAAAGTATGTATCATCTGTGCCGTCTGGGTTTGTAAAATTAAACAATGTCATAAAAATAATAATAAAAATAACAAAAATCAGAACTAAAACTAATACGATTATCTGACTCCATTTTACAAAAGACGAATTAAATAATAAAAAAAGCATATCTGTTATGATTAAAAAATAGGCGAGGTAGGATATATATAACTCTGTTTCGCCTGTGGTAAATGACAAAAGTTTTTTTTTATAATCATCTGTCGTTGGATCTAATCCATTGCCGTTAAAAAATAGTTTACTAGTAAACAATAAAATAATAAATATTCCCAGATATTTAAAAGTAGATTGAGTAATACTGGATGCTGTGATATTATTTGAATTATTTGTAGCTTTATAAGTTTTGATTAAATAATACGAGAAAAAAAGCAGTATTCCCCAAAAAACGAACCAAAAAATATATGTCCATATTGTTTTGGTTTCTCCTAATAAAAACGAGGGAAAACTAGTAAAGTTTTCATAAGTTTTATTTTTAAGAACATAAATGATAATAATAAATTGTATTATATAAAAGAATTTCATACCATAGGTTGTTTCATTTCCAGATTTTTTTAATTTGTATATCCATATAGAATAAATAACTATGATAATAAACATAAATAAAAATAGCAAATACCTTATAAATATAGCATCATTCAAAGCATCCGTGTTGCGTAGTAATGGATAAATAGTAAATATAAAAAAAATGATAAATGTTATTATGTAAAAAAAACTACCAAAATTATTGATAAAATAAGAATAAATATCTTTTTTTATATTTTTCCAATTTGTGATTATATATTTTAAGACGAAAAAGGCAATTATTAATAAAATAAATATACCAAATGTTTTAAAAATAGACATATAAAATACATATTATAAAATTATTTTCTCATAGTAATTTATGGCAACTCTTTCGGCAAGAAAACATTATAGATCAAGAATTCGCAAATCCATGTGTCGCGGAAGAACACAGGGAAAATGCTTTCGTTTCAAGGCGTGTAGAATGACAAAAGGTTCTTCTAAAAGGAAAAAATACTGCCGAAAAAGACGTAACACAAGGAGAATGTAAATCACATGTTTTCCATTGCGGTTTTTCTTCCGTGACATTCTCTACATAGAGCAACCAAGTTGTCTATACCATTACCTCCGCCATATTCTAATCTTATCACATGGTCTACTTCAAACCATGCGTTGAGCTGTTCTTTACATTCGTTACATTTCCAACCTTGCTGAGATGCCACGAATTTTTTTTTTGTTTCACTTACAGAACGTTTTGTTGGTTTACCGGTATCTTTACCTAGATCCTTATTTATATAATCGATATTATTTAACTTTTCCATAAATCCCTTCCCTTGAGTAAAATCGACAATTGGGGAAAACATGGCCATGGAAGATTTATCTATAGGCAAAGATTTTATCATATTATTCGCATACAATAGTAAGTTTTGACTGTTTGATGGCTGTTTTTTGATATATAAATAAACACAAATTATAGAAAAAATCCAAAACAATGGCTTTAGGTAGTTTTTTAGAGAAAATAACATTTTTGTATATTTTTGTTTGTTATAGGTGTCATATATTAGAAATGCGATAATACAAAAAAATAAAAATTCAACTTTCATACTATTTCTTTTTAAAATTGTCTTTTAAAGTTAAACTGATTTTTTCAAAGTTCTTTTTGAACCCTTTGAGCTTTTTACGGTCTTTAAACCAGTCTTCAAACTTTTATATTCTAATGATCTACGAAAAAGTTCAAATAAAGATATTATTTTTTGAGAATCTAGATAACCTATATCACTATAAATGTAACTAAATAATTTATATCCATATTTTTTAAAGACGGGATTATCTTTGTATTTATCATTCATAAAAAGGTCTGATAGACATGATACTATTCCCCATAAATCTACATTGTGGATAAATATTTTAAAATATTCTTCCAATGTGTATGTCGTGATTATTTTTGTCAAATAATCTTCAATACAATTCGGGTTTAATCCAAAAAAATAAATGATTTCTCTGATATGTTTTAAATGTCCGGTTAATTCATGATTTGCTATAAATGGAGCAACACATTCTATTCTATAACAACTTTTGAAATATTCACCAAATAAAACAGCACCAAAAGGCGAATTATAAATTAATCTATTATGATGTCTAAAATTTTCCATTGTTGGATTTACCGAGGAATTACCCCAATCTATAATAACCAACTTGTTTTTATTTGCGAGTATATTTGACGACTTTAAATCTAGATGATAAACCGAATGACTATTTAAGACAATTATACATTTTTTAATAATCTCTATAAAACTTGACAATACTTTGGCGACACTTCCCTTAAAATACGAGAACTCAATGCCACCATATCTCTGATTTAAAATGATTAGATCTTTTAACCTAATATTTACTTCTTCTTTCCGAATATGTAAAATTTCAAACAAAAAACATTTTTCGAATCCAGTAATGTCTTTTTTAGGGATAAATGTTATATTACAAATACTTTCGCTTAAAATAATATATTTTTTGTAGTCAGGGAGAATAATATCAAATATTCGTTTAAGAACAATTGAAGCTTGATATTCTTCGATGGCATCTTTATATACCATTAATTTTGAAACAAATTTATCGCTTGCCTTAAAATTTTCACATTCCAATGAAGGATGAAATACGCACCCATAGCTTCCAGAATTTACTATATTGCCGGCTTTTTCAAAATTGGTATTCTTTATAATGTTCTTTATTACCATAATATTACTTGTTATAATAAAATATATTTATAGTTATTAATACTACGATGATAATTATAAAAGTTATATATTTCTTTAGATTTTTAATTTTCTTATTTATTTGCTTTTTATTATATTTATTGTAATGATTCATATAATAATCATTGATGTCCATTTGCGGTTTTTCTAATTCCATGTTTATTTTATTGTGTATAAAATTTACCCATTTAATGAGGGATTTTTTATTATCTAGATACGATTTTATAGGATACAAATCCAATAATTCTTGAAATCTATTGGATATCTTATAATGTGGTATGAAAAAGGGAAGGTTTTGGAATAAATCGTAATATTTTTTTTTAATTACGTCGTTTGGATACGTTGGGTAAGTGAATGCTACGTTGTCTAAAAAAAACCAATATGATGGACCCCATATGCTTGGTTCATATTCCATTAAAATAATATAAATAAAATAAAAGGGTTAGATGTATGAATATAATTTGTAATAATTGTGGTATGAGTGGTCATTTAATGCAGAAATGTAAATTACCAATCACAAGTTATGGTATTATTGTTTACAATATTACTACGAAAAAGTATCTCATGGTATGTAGGAGTAAAAGTTTTGGTTACATTGATTTTTTATATGGTAATTATAGTTTATGTGATATTGAACAAATAAAGATTTTAATTAATGAAATGTCTGATAAAGAAAGAGATAATTTGTTAAATTGTGATTTTAACACTCTATTTAATGATTTGACAAATAAAAAATTTATTGACGAAAAGAGTAAAAGAAAATTCAATATTTTAAAAAATGGTTTTGATATGGATGGTGAATTTATTAATTTAAAAAATCTTATTGATTCTTCGTGTTATAGTTGGTCTACTCCTGAATGGGAATTTCCCAAAGGAAGGAAAAATTTCCAAGAAAAAACGATGGATTGTGCTTTACGTGAATTTGTAGAAGAAACCGGGTATACTTATGTCGATATTAAAATTATCGAAAATGTTCTTCCATTTGAAGAAATTTTTATCGGATCAAACATTAAAGTATATAAACATAAATATTATTTATCAATACTAGTTGGCAGCGAAACACCTGGTAACGACTTTCAATATTCTGAAATAAGTGCTGTCGAGTGGAAAACATTTGATGAATGTTTGGAAAGTATTCGTCATTATAATTTTGAGAGATTGGAAATGTTACATAATATCAATAAATTACTAACAAATTACGAAATTGCCATCTAATTATTTTCAATATCTATCATATGGATGAAGATAATTTGCCAAGCGATATTTCAAGGATGTCTTCCATGTATAGCGACGACTCTTTGAGTGAAACAGAGTCTATTGAACAAGATAGCGAAGAGAGTGGAAGCGAGAGTGGAAGCGATAGCGAGAGTGAAGAGAGTGAAAGTGATAGCGAAGAGAGTGGAAGTGAAGATGAGAGTGAAGAGAGTGAAAGTGATAGCGAAGAGAGTGGAAGTGAAGATGAGAGTATTCAAAAAACTCAAATAACTCTAGAAAAGGAATATAACGAAAATAATTGTTCGAGTATAACAAACAAATATGGAAAAATTTGTAATAGTATATTAAAAAAAAAGGAACTCGTCGAAAATAAAATCCTTAAAAATGATAAACAATTAGGTTACCCGTCATATGACGACCCAAATTTTAATGTAAAAATATCATCAAAGCCCGAATTTAATACTTATAAATACGACGCAAAACTCGAAGATATACAGATAAGAGATATAAAAGAATATTCAGATTATTTAAGTAAAATTCCTTTTGTTTTATCTCCTCATCAACATTTTGTCAAAAACTTTTTATCTCCAAATACTCCTTATAATAGTTTATTATTATTCCATGGACTTGGAACAGGAAAAACTTGTTCGGCAATTGGGATCGCAGAAGAAGAGAGAGATTTTATGAAAAATATCGGTTTACAAAGAAAAATTATTATTATTGCCACGCCAAATGTACAAGAAAATTTTAGACAACAGTTGTTTAATGAAAACGATTTGACATTTGAAAATGGATTTTGGAGGTGTTCTTCGTGTCTAGGGGATAAATTTATAAAAGAAATTAATCCGACAAATATAAAAAATGTTACAAAGGAACAAATGGTTTTACAGATTAAAAGCATTATCTCTAATTATTATTCTTTCATGGGATATGGTCAATTTTCAAGTTATATTGAAATGATTGCTTCGAGGGCAGTAGAACCAGATAAGATTGTTCAAAATCTTCAAAAAGAATTTAATAGTAGATTACTTATTTTTGACGAGATACATAATGCCAGTGAAGAAGATGGGGACGACAAGAGTATTGCCATGAATTTAATGCGTCTTGTAAAGGCAGCGAGTGTGAAACTTTTATTATTAACAGCGACTCCAATGTTTAATAGTTACAAGGCAATAATTTGGTTAATTAATTTAATGAATATTAATGATAAAAGAAGTCATATACAATTAAATGAAGTATTCGATAAAGAGGGTAATTTCATACCGGGTGAAGATTCTGGTTTGAATTTATTGTTAAGAAAGTCGAGGGGATATGTATCTTTTATTCGAAGTGATAATCCGTATGTTTTCCCTTTTAGAATATATCCTTACATATTTTCTCCAGAAAAGACATTTCCTACATTGATGAATGGGGATAAGGAAGCTGGGTACCAATATCCAAAATATCAATTGAATGGAATTGAAATAGAAGATAAAATGAATATACTTAGTATATATCTAAATAATATTCACCCATATCAATACAGTGGATACAAGTATATAATTGAGAGCATTTTAAATCGATCTTCTACCAAAAAAACAAAATTTAATAAATTAATTCGCGTTGGCGATATTAAAAACATGAAAACATTTAATTACCCTATTTTACAGTTGCCGTTAGAATCATTAAATATTATTTATCCACATGAGGTACTAGATGGCACTTTAGATAGCTCGAGCGATCCCGAGGCTGATGATTCCGATAGTGATTCTGAGTCTGAATCTGGTTCTGAATCTGGGTCTGAATCTGTGGGTTCGGATAGTTCGAGTGATTCTGAGAATGATTTAGATGTGAAAGATTTGAGTGATTCAAAAGAATCGAAAGATTCGAGTGATTCAAAAGATTCAAAAAATTCAAGTGACTCAAAAGAATCGAAAGATTCAAAACTAAGTGATTTAAGTGAATTAAAAGAATCAATTGATTCGAGTGATTCAAAAGAATCGAAAGATTTAAAACTAAGTGATTTAAGTGAATTAAAAGAATCAATTAATTCGAGTGATTCAAATGACTCAAAAGATTCAAAACTAAGTGATTTAAGTGAATTAAAAGAATCAATTGATTCGAGTGATTTAAAAGAATCGAAAGATTCGGATACAAGATCAAAAGATTTGAGTGATTTGAGTAGTCTAAGTGATATAGATAGTGTTAAAAGTGGTGGCACTTTTCATTCCTTGGAAAATTTATTTCATTCTATAACAAAAAACAAAGATAAAATTATCAAAGTAGCCACAGGTGGAGCTGCGTCATATATTGATATCCACCTTTTAACGGGTGGAGAAGGTTTACGCCGAGTCATGAATTTTGAAGATACTGATTCCGCAAAAGGGAATTTCTCATATAAACCCAAATACGAAAACTTATTTGCTCCTGAAAATATTGGAAAATACAGCTGTAAAATAAAAAATATATGCGATTGTATTAAAACAAATGATTTTTTATGCGAGGGAATAGTATTGATTTATTCGCAATATTTAGACGCAGGTATTATACCAATGGCCCTCTCGTTAGAAGAACTAGGCTTTGAGAGATATAAAGGTAAAAATTTGCTAGAGAGAGCTAAACCAAAAGGAAAGTTAAAATACATAATGATTACAGGAGATAAACGGCTTTCTCCAAATAATACGCTAGAGTATAATGCGGTAAAAGATAAGAATAATATCAATGGAGACAAAATCAAAGTCATTTTAATTAGTAGCGCGGGTTCAGAAGGCCTGGATTTCAAATGTATAAGACAGATACATATAATGGAGCCTTGGTATAATCTTAATAAAATTGAACAAATATTTGGTAGAGGTATACGCAACTTTAGTCATAAATTACTACCTTTTGAAAAAAGAAATACACAATTGTTTTTACACGGCACAATTCTTCCGAGCGAAGAAGAAGCGGTTGATTTATATATTTACAGAATAGCTGAAAAAAAGGCAATCAAAATAGGAGAGGTGGCGAGAATATTAAAAGAAAATGCGGTGGATTGTATCATCAATCACGACCAAATTAATTTTGATTATAAAAATTTTCAAGACAAAGGAGTAAAACAAATATTATCAAATGGAGCCGAATTAGATAATTTTATTGTTGGAGATATACCTTACTCTGCTACGTGCGACTATCAAAAAGAATGTAATTATGATTGTTTTAAAAGTGATTTAAAAATGGACAAGGAGCCTGAAACCGGATTATTTTTGGAAAAAAAGGCGGAAAATGTCATTATGAGTATTTTAAGGTTATTCAAAGAGAATTTTTTCTATAAAAAAAGAGATCTCAAGTTGAATTATAACATGAGTGAAATTAATTATGCCTTGAGCAAAATAATCGACGAAGAAATAATAGTTTATGATAAATATAATAGACCTGGAAAAATAGTGAATACAGGAGAGTATTATTTATTTCAACCCATTGAATTAGAAAACAAGAAAATCTCTCTTTTTGAAAGGAGTGTACCTATTGACGTAAAACTAAAAGGAATTGTCTTTAAGGTAGATGCCGATACAAGAAAAGCGAATATAGATGAACGAAATGAAAAAGAATTCAGAGATTTAGAAGCAACTATCGACGAACCTTTTACAGAAGAAGAATTGGGTCAAACTCAAGAACCAGAGATATTAAGAGAAATGACTCAAAATTATATGATGACAAAAGAAGTCGCAGATAATGATTTGTCCGATTTCAAAAACGAAAATAATTGGTATAAAAATTGCGGCGTCGCAATACAATATCTTTTTTCAAAAGGAATCGAGATGGATGCCTTGTACACGTTTTTAATTGAACACATGGTAGATTGTCTTTTTTATAGAGAGAAAATCATTTTACTAAGTTATTTATTTATCGCAAAACAACAAAACTATTTTGAAACCAAACTTCGAGAAATCTTCGATACTAAGATCATTCAAATAAAAGGAATTATTGCGATTGTTTTATATGATAATATCGAAAGAAAGATTTTGGTTTTAAAAGATCAACGTTGGAGAGACGCGAGCCCCGAAGAAAGACGAGTTATTGAACCGCAAATTAAAAGTGTAGATAATTTTGACAAGTATGTAGGATATATAGAGTACGATGTGAAAAACAATGTATATGTTTTTAAAACCAAAAATACACAAGAAAAGGGACACAAGGGGGCAAGGTGTGATGAAAAAGGAAAAATGAAAACCATTGAGATATTAAATGATATAACAGACCACGAAGAATTCTCGAAAGAAAATACAAAGGCCATTAAAAAGACAAAAACAGACCCAGGAAGACCTCAATTTGTTCAATCGATATTATGTATTATTTTAGAGCTTTACATGAGATATTACAATCTTATAGAAAAAAATGGCAAAAGGTGGTTTTGTAATCTAGAAGAAGCATCTCAAATTAAAAATTGAAAAATATTAAAACAATAATATATTTTTATTATTATGGAAGGTGGAGCTCGCACAAAAGTTCCTGAATTCAAAAGACAAATTAAAAATATTTATACAAGAACGCTTGTATCAAAAAAAGTTTTACTGGAGTTGAAATACATTGGCGAATCAATAAAAGATGTTTTGGAAGAAAACATAAGAAAATCATACGAAGGGAAATGTAGCCTGGAAGGTTTTATCAAACCCGGAACATCAAAATTGATAACTTATTCGGCCGGAACAATAAAGGGTCACCAGGTGTTATTTGAAGTTGTATTTGAATGCCAGACACTGTTCCCGGTAGAAGGTCAATTGCTTTATTGTGTGGCAAAAAATATTACAAAGGCGGGTATAAGAGGTGAAAGCAAGACCGAAACACCTTCTCCTTTTGTCGTTTTTGTATCAAGAGATCACCAGGTAGACGACCCTCTCTTTTCAAGTATTAACGAGGGAGATGATTTCGTTGTGAGAATTATTGGCCAGCGTTTTGAATTAAACGATAAATATATTTCTATTATTGCCGAAATTGTTAAAAAAACAAAATACAAGGTTTAAAACAATTTAAAATAAATATCAAAATTTAGTTTAATGTCAGATAAAATAGAAATGTTGTCAAAAATGAAGGCGACGATTGAACATATGGATAAGAATAATCAAATTGAGGTTTTGCGTTTGCTACATAAAAACAACGCTATTTTAAATGAAAATAAAAATGGGATACACATTAATCTTACAGAATTACAAGAGAGTACATTGATAAATATTTATAATTTTGTAGAATATATAAATACACAGGAAAATAAATTAAATGACGATGAACACGAAAAACAAAAATATAAAAACATGTTTTTTGTAAATAAAGACAACTAGCTTATATATATAAATGGATTTAAGAAACTTTGAAAAATATTTTTTGAATAATAAAAATATTTCTTCTTTTGTTGGTAAAACGCCGATTCATCGAATCGAAGATACCCAAGATACTTTATTCTGGTCTTTTTTTATCATAATAAATGGCGTTACTGAATTTGAATACATTAAAATGTTACAAAAGATAAAGATAACTGAAAAACAATTGAAAATCGAATTCTTGGAAAAAATAAATAAGCGAAAAAAAGAAATAACGAAGAAAAAATTGGTAAAAACATTATCTTCGGTTGAAGCGAATTTATTAGAAGATATGACGACATTGGAAACTATTGTGGTGCTTGCGTTTATTGAAGGGGTGAATATACTTTTTGTAGACGAGCGAACCTTTTTTTATGTTGAAAATGATCCGGAAAAAGAAATTCGTATTATAAAAAATAATGTCGTAGTGTTTGAAAATATTGAAGAAATAAAGAAAAATAGATTACAAAGATATCGTGTAGATAAAGTACTTTCTTCTATTTCAAATTATAAGTTAGATGATCTAAAAAGTATGTATAGTATTTTGGCGGAACCTGTTAAAATGACAAAACAAACTCTTTACGAT